CTTCGAACTTTTGCAGTGCTTCACAGAGTTCAGTATATCCGAACTTTGAATCCATTAAGCAGCACAGGAGAAAAGTCCAGGCTCTATAAATAGAATCCCAGACTGTAAAACCCGTACCATAGGTCCAGGATAAAAGCGAGTGAATCGCATACCTGACCCCATACGGCGAAGCGGTTCGGGGAATATTGTGTCTGAGCCCTTGGATATGCTTTGCTAGGAGCAATTCTAGCTTAGTGTTCTCGTCGGACTCTATTCGAAACAAGAATGGAGATATACGTCGATCATCGCTGATCGCGGACCGAATCCCTTGACTATAAGGGACGCTTGTTAAGGGCGTCCAGTCAAGAGGGTTACTTTCAGCGAGGACTAGGGAATTAATTCTTAGAAGAAGTTGATACTCTTCCGTAGAAGCTGGCACATATGTACCCCGTTCAAACCTAAAGGCATTAACGGCATCCATTGCTGTCACTGAAAAGTAACGAGCCTCAGATGAGCTGAGTTTACCGAAATCTTCGGAATACTCTACCAGATTCTGAAAGGAAATCGCTTTCCATTGACCCGGCCTGAGTATGATGTCCCTAGTAATAGAGGCACCTGCAAACTCCGCGTAAATACACGAAGAATAAGATTTTTCGGTGTTAATTTTCATCCCGAGTTGGTTACAGATGTATAGGAATACTCCGTAAACCTCGTCATCTGCAATAGCCAGATCATCTCCCAGTGAAACAAAGGTCTCAAAAGGATCTTTTCCGAGCATATAGCAGATACCTCTCAATAAGAAATTGAGGAAGGCCGCATATCCGGACATAGAGGGGATGGTGCCTAAGGGCTGACCAACGACCCATTGTACCCATTCAGGAAACAGACCAGTTGAAACTAGTTCTGCTCCGACATGCCATTTGCCTTTGAAGCAATAACGATAGAATCGTCGATACTTCTCTGGTACGCCCATTAGCTCTAAGACATAGTCTTGCGGCTCGACTGGGCATAAACACGTGGCAGTCTCCTGATCCACAGAATGAACGGTCCGACCTT